CATTTCAGCTGCAGCTCTTGTGTAATCATATTCGTTTAAAGCTGCAAACATATTCTTAAACTTAGATACACCAGTCTTACCTAATTGAAATACCATCTCAATAATAACTCCTTTAACAAGCATAGGTAATGCCTGTGTTCCAACTAATTCTTCCATACCTTGTTTAGCTTTAATAAAATCTTTATCAAATAAAGATTCAAGTATAGCTTTGTCATAGATAATACCTTCTTCAAAATCATCTTCTTCTGTAAGTAGATGACCATAACCTATAGTACCTTTGCCAAGTGAATCTAAATATACTTTGGCAGAGAAACCTTCATGTTTCTTAATGCGTGTCTTAACATCTTCGTAATTCATTTGATTAATATCTTACCATCTTCATATACATAAACAATCTTTACATTCATTGTCTGTTGTTTTTTAGATGGAGATCTATTGATGCGATCATTCTTTTTGTGTGCGTATTTAGTAGATGATTTTCTATATGATACAGTCTTAACATCGTAATTAGTATATTGTTTTGTCTTAGTATTAAATACAACAAGATCTATTGGACCAACACCACCTAGTGCTGTGAATACAATTAAGTTTGGATCTTTAGCAAAATGTGCTTGAGCTAATGCTTCAGATACTAATCCTTTGTCTGCCTTTCGCAATGTAAAACCTTTTAAATTCTACAAATTTATTTGTAGCCTTTGTTGTTTATTTAACAAATTTAAGAATAGCAAGAACAGAACCTAACAATGCACCTATGATTACAAGAAAAGCTATAACGCCTTTTCCTTTATTCATATCTGAGTGTAATTGTTTAACATCACTACGTAACTCATCTATTGTTTTAATAAGTGTTTGCATTCGTTCAGCACAAATCTTTTCATGTGCAGACAAACGAATAGATGTACCAGATGTAGGTTGTTTCTTTCTTTTCATACACAAGCTATAGTGGTTGTGGATAAAAAGTCAATTATAGATTGTGTTAAAAATAAGGGTGGATATTAACCCACCCCTATTGTAAGGATTACTTATTAGTTATCTTCATCCTCATCATCATCCAAATCAATATCCTCATCATCTGATTCATCATCATCTTCGTAGTTATCTTCTGGATTGACTTTTAGTTCAAGCTCATCAAGGAGATCTTTAATCTCATAGATGATGTCTTCAACTGATTTCTTTTTTTTTGCCATAGCTAACTCCTATAGTTGGTTTGGCAAAAGTCAGATAGTGTTAGTTGGATAATAAGTAAATAATATTATTTTTTATAACTATTTGAATTATAAATATAATTTATTTATTATTAAAATATTTTTTAACATCTGCATACCAATCGCTATAAAACTTAGATAAGTCTTTAAATAACTTCTCTGTGTTTTCTTTAGCTTCTTCGTATGAAGGTAGTTTAAATGGGTTAAACATATTTTACCTATTAGTTAAATTAAGAAATTAATATATGTTGCGTTGCAACAAATTTCAAGTCTATTTTAAATGTGATTTGATAGATTCAATAGCTCTACTGATTTCATCTTTATAAGCATAACCAATGAAACCTCCAGCTAGTAAACCAATAATAAGTGTTATCATATTATTTCTTATTTAGTTGAGTAATAAAACTACCATAATATTCTGTACTTCCCAAATGATTAATAGGTGTACTTAGATCTGTCCAGATTTCGCCACCGCATTCTTCCCATAATCTACAGAAGTAATAGTCTTCAGATAAGAACCTGGTTACTCCATCCTTTTCTTTATAGCAGCCAACTGGAAAGAAATCATAGGCATTATCTGATCCTTCTATTCCTGTTCTTAGATCTGGTTTGTATTTAAGGTTAGGAAACTTATCCATGATAGTAGTAAACACTTCACGTCTTATCAGCATAAAACCAGTAGCTGATTCTTTTACTCTTGCAAAGCCATCTTTAAATTCTGTGTTAGGATATAGATTAACATTGAACTGCAATAGATAATCACGCATTGTTTTCTCATCTATATTATTATTTTCTTTAATACGTTTATGTAATTGCTCCCAGTAAAATCCTTTTACAGGATATGTGCAGGTAACAACTTCTCTATTAAACTCTATAACTCTTAGTAAGTTCTGTAATGTGAAACCAATGTCAGCATCAATGAATAATAAATGCGTACCATTAAATTCTTTATTATCTAAGAACTTGGTTACAAACTTATTTCTAGCACGATTGATTAAAGATTCAGTTGGTAAGGTTTCTATTCTAAGATTGTGTCCCAGATCATTTAAAGGTTTGATACAATTAAATAATGAATGGAATGTAAGGTTACTGACGTTGCCACCATAGCAAGGAATGGCAACTAAGATGTTCATTTATTAGTTCCCCAATTAACTTTCAACCATATTCTTTCAAAGATATAATGAACAAGTGTCAAAATAAGATGTATTAAGATTGCATTACTTAATCCAGTCCACAAAGCAGTAATTAATAAAGCTACAAATCTATAACTTATTGTTCTTGTTATTGTTCTTAATTTTGTTTCCATTTTTAATTATAGATATTTTGTTTAAGAAACTCAAATAAAGAAGTTTTATCTTTAACTTTAAAATTCCATAGTTCTTTTCTATTTGCAAGATTTTCTATAAATGGTTTCCAATCTTGTTTTAATGACTCTGTATCTTTAAACTCAGCATATTTAATGCTGACTAAATCTGTTGGCGACCAATTCATACCAGCAGAAATACAATGCAATCCTCCAATTTGTGGAAAGTGATAATCATAATTTCTGTTAATTGATGCTGTTAAAAAACCTTGAATTAAACTTGGTTTTAAACTAATTAGTTTTTCTTCCCAATTTTTATTGAAGTTATCTTGCCAATATTTAGTATCTGTTCTGTGTGATAGTGCATAGTGTAAAGCAACAAATTCAGCAAAGTTTCTAAACATTAATTTACATTGAAAAGTAAAATTGTCTTTATCCCATTGAGAAACTTTTTCTCTTTGTAAATTTCTAACAAGTTTTATTAAAAATTCATGTACTGAAAATAACCCATTACTTTCCAATGGTTCTATAAATCCAGCAGACAATCCTATTGCCACAACATTCTTAACCCAAAGTCTTTTATGAATACCTACACGCATTTTAACTTTTTTAAATTCAAGTTCATTTGTGCCTAAGTATTCTTTAAATTCTTTTAAAGCATCTTCATCACTAATGTATTTATCAGAATAAACATAACCAGTTCCTGCTCTACTCCATAATGGTATATTCCAAACCCAACCATTATTAATAGCTGTGCAGTTAGTATATCCAACTAATTCTTTTTCTTTATCTTTATAAGGAATACGAGTTGCCCAGGCAGAATTGTTTGGCAACATATCACTATAAGATTCAAATGGTTCTTTTAAAGATTCTCCAAGTAGTAAAGATTTAAAACCAGTACAATCAATAAAAAGATCAGCAGTATATTTATTGTTTAATGATTTAATTCCATTCTCATCTTGTTCAATAGATATTATATTATCCTCTATATGTTTTAATCCTCTTGGTATGCAGTATTTATTCTTTAACCAATTTGCAAACTTAACTGCGTCAAAATGATAAGCAGTATCTCTTATAAAATCAAAAGGTATTTCATTATTTTCATTATAGAAACATTTGTTTTGATTAACTAAAGCCATTTGAGGATAATAGGAATCTGCATAATCATAATTATTTGTTTCAGGATATATAAATTTTTTAAACCACCAATCATTTAGAGATGCTTTATTTTCTTTTGAGTATGGTAACCCAAAAGGATAATGGAATGATTCACCTTTTTTATAAAAGTCTGTGAACTTTATGCTAAGTTTATAACTTCCATCTGTTTCTTTTAAAAATTCTTTATCATCTATATTAAGTAATTTTGTCCACGCTTTTATTCCTCCTATTGTGCTTTCACCAACACCTAAAATAGGAACTATTGGAGATTCAATTAATGTTATTTTTTTATTTGGGAATTGGTTGAGTAGTGTTGATGCTGTCATATAACCAGCAGAACCACCACCAACAATAGTAATATTATTAATTTCCTTCACGACAGAAATTATATTATGATTTTATATATAAAGTAAAGTCTTTATTCCCAAGATAAAGTAGATTCATTCCACTTAAAATTACCAACTTCTTCAGGGTAAGGAACTGGAGATTGCCAGCGACAAGTAGTTTCGTTTAAAATCCAAGAATTAAAGGGTTTAGGTGCGATAAAAGCATCTCTTGTTTCATCATAAGTATAACCTATTCCTGCGTGGTTTTTTCTTAAAGGTGTGCCACCAGAAGAATGAACTCCACCATGAGTGTTGTAAGATGTTTGTTTCCATAATGGATAACCAGTTAATTTAGTTAAGAAATCAATACCATTAACTTCTTGTTCAACTCCATTAGAATCTTTTAGTTCGTTATTATGTACTGAAAGAACTTCTATTACTTTTGAATTTAATCCTATTTTTGCAAATGATGCCATAATTTATATTAAGCTGTGTAGCTACCACTCCCAGTAAATTGTAAAATTTTATAACTACCTGATGTTGTAACAGTTGGAGAACCAGTTATTGTTCCTGAATAATTTGTTGTTAGCATTTTTAATACTACTATTCCTTTTCCTCCAGCACCACCATCATTTTGTCCATGACCACCAGCACCACCACCTCCTCCAGTATTAGCACCTCCATTACCTCCTGCACCTCCATTTGTTCCATTTCCTCCTGAATTTTTTGCACTTCCTCCACCAGTTCCGCTAGTTCCTGCTTGTGAAGAACCTCCACCACCTCCACCAATTCCACCATTACCTGAAACAGCACTTGTAGTTGCAGTAATACCAGCAGCACCACCTCCACCTCCTGCCCAATACCAAGAATCTCCAGTTATTGTATTTAAAGTACCAGCACCACCAACACCACCAATGGTATCACTAGAAGCACCTGAACCTACAGCACTTGAACCACCACCACCAGATGATGCGTGTCCACCACCAGAATATCCAACACTACCACCATCAAAACCTTGAGAAGGAGAAGTGCTTGGAGTGTTACCTGTACCACCAGTTTGATTCCCTGTATGTGAACCACCACCTCCACCAGAGCCACCAGATACTGCAACACTTGAACTATAACCTGAACCATAACCACCTCCAGCAGAACTAATTGTTGTCAATCCTGAACCAGATATTGAAGAAGCTGAACCAGAAGCTACACCTGTACCAGTACCATCAGTTGCACCAGCACCACCATCTCCAACTGTTACTGTAATTACTGTGCTTGGTGATACATTTTGAGTAGATGTTCTATATCCACCTGCACCTCCACCACCTCCAACGTGAGAACCTCCTCCTCCTCCCCCAGCTACTACTAAAAATTCTACTGAATAAGTAGGAGGATTATCTGTTAAAGAAGGTGCTGTTCCTTCATTAACACCAGAAGTAGCAAGCCATCCTTGTGTAGCATCTACATAAGTTAATGTTGAACCTTCTCTATTTGTTGTAAGTTTAACGTCATTATCAGAACCATTTATTTTTAAAGTTGATGTAATATTAAGATTGTTTGTAGCAAAAGTTCCTGCGTAATCTACTATCTGAACATAATCTCCAACAGATGGAGAAGCAGGTAAAGTTACTGTAAATCCAGCAGATGTTGTATTACAAGGATAACCTTCTCCAGCTACAGCAGTAAATCCACTTGTTTTAACTGATTGCCAAGATGTTCCTGTAGATATAGTTGCAAACTCTAATGCAGTAGCACCAGTATTAGTTCTTAATACTTGTAATGAAGTTCCAATAGCTGTTAATCCTGTTCCACCTCTTGTAGTAGCTAAAGCAGAGGTAAATCCAGTTACATCAAAATCCCAAGAAGCAGCAGTTGTTCCTGATGTTAAAATACAAGTACATACTGCTGTTGTGTTACCTTGAATAGTTCCAACCAAATTAGAACCAGATGAATTTACTGTAAGCGAACCAGTTGAATTGTTATGAATTTCAAAAGTATGTCCAAGTGTTAATGTAGTTACAACTGGCAACACAATAGTTTGTGTAGTTGATCCTGTAAAATATTGTTTATAGTTACTTGATACTGTTAATGTAGTTGTACCAGCTGCTGTGGCAGTTGTTGTATATCCAATTTTAATATTATCAATAGTAGGTAATGTTAATGTTTTATTAGTTAATGTATCTGTAGTAGCTCTACCAACTAAAGTATCAGTTGATGTTGGTAATGTTAATGTTCCAGTATTACTGATTGAAGATATTACAGGAGTTGTTAAAGTTTTATTTGTTAATGTTTGAGAATCAGAAGTTCCAACAACTGTTCCAGATGGAGCAGCTAATGTAGCAATAGTTCCTAAACCTAAATTAGTTCTTGCAGAAGAATTAGATGCTAAATCAGATAAATTGTTTGCAACTAATAAAGCACCAGATAATGAAGCATAAGCAGCAACCCAAACTGATCCTGTATAAACTTTCATTACATTATCAACTGAATTGAAATATAAAGCACCACCTACTAAAGCATTTCCATCATTATCTAAAGTTGGATCAGATGTTTTAGATCCTAAATATCTGTCATCAAAATTATCATAAGCAGCTAAAGCAGAATCTCTTGCACTGTTTGCGGCATTTGCAGCATTAGATGCGGTGTTAGCAAAGTTACTAGAGTTGTTAGAAAAATTACTAGAATTAGAAGCATGATTGCTAGAGTTGTTAGCAAAATTAGATGAGTTACTAGAATATCCTAAAGCCGCTGTTGCATTAGATGCTGCATAACCTGCTTGTGTTGTAGCAGTTGCAGCATTTGATGAAGCATATCCAGCTTGTGTAGTTGCAGTCGTTGCACTTGTAGATGCAGAGTTTGCTGAATTTGAAGCATTAGACGCATGATTAGAACTGTTGGATGCGTGATTAGAAGATGTATTCGCAGAGTTAGAACTATTGTTAGCAAAGTTAGAACTATTACTAGAATGATTTGAAGCTGAGTTAGCACTGTTACTAGAATTATTTGCAAAGTTAGAAGCATTAGAAGCATTGGCAGCAACACCAGCTAAATAAGTTGCAGATGTATTAGCACTGTTAGATGAGTTGTTTGCAAAATTAGAACTATTAGATGCGTGGTTAGCAGAATTAGAAGCATGGTTTGCAGATGTATTTGCAGAATTAGATGAATTAGAAGCAGAGTTAGCTGCGGCATTTGCAGATGTACTAGCAGAAGCTGCATCAACTATTAAACTCCATTTAGCAACATCAGCATTAGAAGATATAGGTTGTGATCCTGTAGATGTATGTGCTGTATTACAAATATAAATATTATTATTAGAAGTATCTTTAATTAAATCACGAACATAATAAGCTGTTGCAGTAGTCCAGT